ACATAGAGAATATGGTTAAGGCCTCTGCGGACAGATACTATGGTTGGCCGTCTGAGACTCTGTACGCACTTCTTGCCCGACTTACTCAGTTCCGCGCGGGTAGAGAGCGTCAGGGGCGGTTTAACCTGGACGCAAGCTGCTCTATAGATTTAGTAGCAACACTGCGGAATGAAGTATTTGAGGTACAAGACACATGAATAGCGACAAAGAAGACACGATCACAGTACCACTAAACCTGGAAACATTAATCACAGTAGAAGGCGTACTTCGCGAGCTGCAATTGCGGCGCAAGATAAAGCACCAACCAATAAAATTCAACCATGCGATACAAGTGGTGCAGGAGATGACCTACGCTTTGCTTCAGTCCCGTGCGAAATCCACGCGAGCGGACCCGACAGTCACACCTACTGAACGCCCGAACCCCTCGGACGTGGTGCGACTCGATGACGGCGTCGAGCCTGAAGCTGACACCATCGACGACTAATGACCGAAGCAGCGTTTCCAAAAAATACTAATCCGAACGACGCTCGCCACGAAAAAGTGTGGCTGCGGCGAGAGCAGGTTATGTACATGCTCGACATCTCTATGACCACGCTTCGGAACTACGAAACGCGATCGCGGGATAAGCTGCCACGGCATAAATCGAATACGGCAGAGGGTATCGTGTACTACGATGCCCATGAAATGTGTGAGTTTTATCACAAAATGCGGCTGCGCAAAGAGTTTGGGGACGGTGAAGTACCAACCTCGAGTACACCAGGCAAAGGGGTCAACGGCAACCTCGAGAAGGCGAGATTAACCAAAGCGCAAGCCGAAGCTCAAGAACTCAAGAATGAAATAGCCCGTGGTGAAGTAGCCCCGATCCAAGTTTTGCAGGACGCTTTAGCCAACGTGTGTGGTCAGATTGCAGCGATACTGGGGAGCGTACCGAGCAGCCTGCGCAAGCGTTACTCGTGGCTGAAGTCCTCGCAGCTCGATGAGATTGCTACGGCCATCGCCAAAGCACAGAACGCTGCAGCCGACGTCCAGATTACCCTACCAGACGAACCCGAACTCGAAGACAATGCAGACACTGATCCAACGAATAAATAAGAGGGTACGTAGGACTCTTAACATTCTTCATGTCCAGCCACCTACGCTGGGGTCTAAGTGGATCGAAAAAAACTTCTATTTGTCCCAAGAATCTAGTGCCATCGAAGGCCCCATGGTGCTGTTGCCGTACCAGGTAGCTATGGCCAATCTCATGAGTAACGACGACGTGCCAGAAGTCACGGTTATGAAGAGCATCCGTATCGGGTACACGAAACTGCTACTGGCTACTGTCTTTTTTTACATTTTTAGACACAGAAGTGCAGTTATTTGGAACCCGGTGGACGGCGACTCAGATCGGTTTGTTAAAGTCGAAGTGGATAATGCGCTGCGCGACTGCCCACCTGTACGTGACCTGCTGAAATCTGATCCAGAGAAGCGTAACAGTGACAACACCTTAAACTATAAGGGTTTTATAGGTTCGAATCTCGACCTCAGAGGCGGTAAGTCTGCCAAAAACTATCGAGCGATGACCAAAGACCTTGGTGTCTACGATGAGCTTGATGGCTTTGACGTCAATATTGACAATGAAGGTTCCGCAGTGGGCCTAGGTGACAAGAGAATGTTGGCCTCACCATTTCCAAAATCGATACGAGGTTCTACGCCCAAGCTCAAGTCCGTTTCACAGATTGAAAAACTATTCAAGAGTGCAGAGGTTCGTCTGTACCGGTACCTCCCCTGCCCTCACTGTTTCCACTCGCAGCGGTTGCAGTGGAGCAACGTCAAGTTTGATAACCGCGACTACAAAACGACACGGTATGAGTGTGAGTCATGCGCCCAGGGCATCGACTACTCCGAGTACGCAGATATGGACCGCTCCGGAACCTGGAGAACGATAGATGGCAAAACCTGGTGCGATGAAACAGGCAGCATTCGCAGCGTGCGGGACAATTCCGTTTTGGAGGTGCGGCACGCGGCCATGTTCATCTGGGGTGCATATTCCTATTTCATGTCTTGGAACGAAATGGTTAGACAATTCCTAATTGCCAAAGACGTCGCTGCGGACACCGGTGATACCACCGAGTTGCAGACGTTCACTAATACCGTTTTTGCCGAGACATGGGATACACACCAGGGCGATCAACCAAGCTGGGAGATCATCAGAGCCAGGGCGGAACCGTACCCGATATGGACAGTACCGATGGCCGCGTCGTTGTTGGTAGCTGCGGTCGACGTGCAAAGAGACCGAATAGAGTACTTGGTGGAGTCATATGGAGAGGGGGAAGAACGCTGGATAATTGGTCATGAGATAATAATGGGTGATCCATTCAGCCAAGAGCCCTGGGACATCTTAGACGAATGGCTCGGAAAGACGTATCTGCATGAGTCAGGGGCCATGCTGCGCATCGCGGACTGCGGCATTGACGCGGGATTTGCTACGCACGCAGTATACAACTATGTGCGGACGTCCAAGCACCGGGTCACTGCGATAAAGGGCGCTAATATCCACGGTAAGCCGATCATTGGCAGACCTACACCGCAGGATGTAACCTACGGCGGTCGAGTGCACAAAGGGGGCATTAAACTGTGGCCGGTAGGCGTTTACGCAGCTAAGATGCTGACCTACGCGAGATTCAAACTGACCGAACCTGGCCCCGGATACTACCACACACCTATTGGCCTACCGGACTCATTCTATCAGCAAGCTACAGCGGAGCGCCTGGTGACGACCATGGTTAAAGGCTTTCCTATTGAGAACTGGTATACAAACTCTCGTAATGAGATCACCGATCTCAATGCGTACTGCTACGCTATTGCCACGAAAAACGGATTATACCGGCTAAATTGGGCAAAACGACAAGAAAAGTTGCAAAAAGAGTCAGAACAAGCTACATTTCTACAAAATAGACAAGTTTTATCCGACGAGTCGAGAGCTACACGACCCCAAATCGACTCGGATATTGAATACCTGTAGATGAGCGCAAAATGGCAGCGGACAGAGACACGTTAATCAAGTACATTGCAGAGGCTAAAGAGGCGTTACACGCTCTAGCCCTAGGCGACAAAGTGTCTACTATCAGCAACATAGATGGGGGTTCGACCACTTACACCCTCACCAGCGTTAAGCAGCTCAAATCCTACATCAGAGACTTGGAAGATGAATTAGGTCGAATTGATAATGGCAAACGCCGTGCACCCATCGAGTTTGCCTACTAAAGATCATGCCCAGCAAAAAATTACAGCTAATTGACGCAGCCGGTCGGCCATTGATGTCGAACTCATACTACTATGGTGCGGATACGAGCGTTAAAGAGTTCGACTCGTGGGATACGACCCTCAGTGCACCAGATCAAGAATTGCAGTTTGAACGTGACGCATTGGTATCCCGATCCCGTGACTTCGAGCGGAACTCCGGCATTATCAGCGGCTTGTACCAAACCTACGAAGACAACATTATCGGAGAGCAGTATCGGCTGTCGTCCAGACCTCACTACAAGGCTCTAGGCCGGGACAAGGCCTGGGCAGACGAGTGGTCGCAGGACGTAGAAGCCAAATGGATGATGTACTCAGAAACTGTAGAGTGCGACGCGGCGAGATTACAGGACTTTCACGGACTCACCAAACAGGTTCTCGGGTCGTTTATGGCCACGGGCGAGACTATCGCATTGGCTTTGTGGAAAACTCAGAGACGAACACGTACCGCTTTCAAACTGATTGATTCAGATCGACTGTCAAACCCAAGAAGTTCGCCGTTTGGCTTAGGCACGGGCATGCTGGTCGATGGCAAACGGCGAATACACAGCGGCGTAGAGATCAATGCTGACGACGAAGAAATAGCGTTCCACATCCGAAAGAATCATCCAGGCGGTGAACTTTACAATCCCACAGAAGCGATGACCTGGGTTCGTATTCCCGCCAGAACTCGATTCGGGCGCAGGCGTGTCCTGCACATTTTCGATGCAAAACGTATTGGTCAGCATCGTTCGCGGCCAGTAATCGCACCAGTTATGGGCGATTTGCGGCAAACGGACAGCTACAAGCGGTTCGAGCTAAAGAATAAAATCACACAGTCGCTTATAGCGGCTTTTATTAAGACCAACATGGACGCGCAGCAACTCGGAGACACCTTCGGCGCGGACTATGAGTCGTACAAAGGCGATCGTGAGAAGTGGACTGGCAACCTGAAGGGCGGCGCTATAATTCCGCTATTCCCTGGTGACGAGCTGGATCAGTTCAACCCCTCCGGCCCAAGTGCTAATTACGCAGAGTACATTCATTCTATGATGACTGAGGTTGCCGTGGGCGCTAATATCTCAGTTACCACGCTATTAAAAGATTACAGCAAGACGAATTACTCAAGCGCACGTGCTGCTATGCGTGACAGTCTACGACACTTTCTTGGCCGCAAAAAGTTACTGGCTACGATGTGGTCTACCCCAGCATTCACCTTGTGGCTGGAAGAAATGGTTAACAAAGGTGAGATTGAAGCACCAGGTTTTTATGATAATATTGCGGCGTACACACGGTGCAAATGGATCGGTGGTGCACGCGGGTACGTAGACGAGAACAAAGAAGCTGATTCAGCGGTTAAAAGAATGCGCTCTAAAGTGTCAACTCTGGAGCAAGAGAACGCACACCAGGGTAATGACTGGGAGGAAACGATCCAGCAGCAACTTGTTGAAGACAAGCGGGTCTTAGAAGCCCAAGCTGATCTTTTAGCACATAAGAAAAAATTGGAAGAAGAATTCGAGGTTGAACTCGACCTACCGAGCTACGAGGGTCTACCCGAACCAGGCCCTAGACCCCCTGGTGACGTAACTGCGACGCCCGATCCTCTCGACGTGCCGGAGTTTGGCGTTACAGACGACACGGAGAGTATGAACGCCGACGATACTGCGGATGCCGAAGACGACCAGAACAATGAGTAGTGTAGCCTCGTGGAGCCTCCCGCGAGAGGAGCGATATTGCCGTGTCGCTCACAACCCCTTTAGCGTACCCGAGGCTATACTACTGATTGAGGAAACTTGCTATGCCGAATGAAGTAACCATGAAAAAGTCTATGCCGCTCATGCATATAGCGTCAATGGTGTATAACACGCCTCTGATGATTAGCAGCGCAAAGCTAGAAACAGTAATGAGCGTGCTTGGCCCCCGATTTGCGGGCGGTGAGCTGATGTCTGCCGCAGAAATGCGCATGGACACAGACGAGACTAAGGACATGCGACTGCCTGCAGAGCTGGATGAAGCAGGGTCGGTAAGAGTTATTAGCATCGACGGTATTTTAATGCACAAAGCACGGGGAATGGACGCTCTGTCGGGCATGGTGTCATATGAGCAGATAACCCAAAGCATTAAAGACGCACATGCCGATGACAGCATCGACGCCATTGTACTGGACTTATGTACCCCAGGAGGCATGGTGCAGGGCGCATTCGATACCGCTGACACTATCAAGAACCTATCCATGACTAAGCCAATTTACGCGATAGTCAATGAGGAGGCGAATTCAGCAGGGTATCTTTTAGCATCAGCGGCGACTAAGATATACGTCACCAGGACGTCTACAGTAGGCTCCATTGGCGTTATTATGCAACATGTTGACATTAGCGAACTAAACGCTAAAATGGGTATAAAGCATACAGATATCTTTGCAGGTCGTAAAAAGACCGATTTTTC